GCAAGAGACTTCTCTTTCAAATCTCGCATCAAACGTGAGGCTAAGGCGATCGTTTTCATTATTTAGGTGCAACCGCCTCCTTCCGGTCGTTCATGTTGTCACCGGATAAACCGGGGAGGGGATCAGCTAAGCCGATCTGGCGCGCGACATCCAAGTATTCCATCATTAGGGATTTCTGTTGAGCTTCTCCTCCTGCAAAAAGCCAGAAACAAGAGGCGTAATATCTCACGGCCGGGAGAAGCAGGCTTTCAACGTATTTGTGAGGAATCGGCACAACCGTTCTGGCCGTGTAATCTTCCCAGGTGTAACGGGGCGCTTCGTTCACGACTTCGAGAAGGATAACCGTTGCCTCGGTGGGTGCCGGAGTAATATGGATCGAGCATGACGCAGGATCGTTTTCAGAAGTGGCTTCGCGGTCAATGTAATAAGCAACCGGGCGATCCGGGGTTTCTCCATCCAGAAAAAGATCAGAAAATTGCTCTAACTCCGACAAACTCCCGATCGGAGCCAATGTCTTGAGGTTTGACGCAAGCCTGGCATGGCCTGTGACGTTTTGCACGTTTCCGGGAAGGTTGATTTTTCCCTGGTTGGCTGGGAAGGTCAGCTCCAGCTTCGAACTCGTCCAATAGCTTCTTTCTTTGGCGCGGTTCCAAATCACCTGCATGGCGCGGTTCAAATCATTAAGCGCGCGCTTGCGGTAATGGATTGCCACGTTACAAGGGCTTTCCATCGCCCACATGAGGAAGACATCCAAAAGAATGTCCTGAACTGTTAGCGCGTAATTCACCCCGGCGAGCCTGGGAGAAAAGCTCACGTTACACGGGAAATTTACGGAAGGAAGTGTCATTGCATGGAGAAAGACAACGATCCGGCTGGCCATGAGGGAGTGTCCCCGGCTGCGATCGTGACTTGTTGGCTAAGGTTTGCTGAAAAAAGGAGGTTGCCGCCTGAAGAAGCGTCAAAGATCCCAACTGCTCGAACGGCACCCCAGGAGGCGGAGGGCTGCGGAAATGCGATTTCCTGCCCGTTGGATTTCACTCCATTGACCGCCGCTGGGAAGTTGGTGTTATTGTTTGTCACCTCCACTCGCTCATAATCGTTTCCGGTTACTTCATCTCCGCTCCCATCGTCTCCGATAGCAGTAGTGAAAAGGCCGACGAACACCGAGGCCGGGCGAGTGTAGTCGCCTCCGCCCAGGATGTGATCCAGGATTTCGTTTTCAAGATAATCGGAAAGTGCGCTCATGGTGGTATTAAACTAAGGGTTCTGCTGCGGGTGACTCTCCAGCGGAAGCGATAAAGGCCAACGCTTTTTCGCGGAGCTCTCCCTCGCCTTTGACCATCTTCAACTTGCCTTCAAAAAGGCGGCCGACGATCCGGCCTTCGTGGTAGATGTCGTCACCGTCTTGGAAAAAACCGTAATTAAAATCTTTTGTGACTAAATTGGAATCTTCGGAGGTAGATTTGATTTCTTCGGAGGTGGGCTCCGAATCTTCGGAGGTGCTTTTTTCCACTGTTTTTTTGGCAAGCGCTTTACCGAGTTGTTTACGCTCGTAGGCGTCGGGCTCTCCCGTGTTTGGGGAAGCGTTTGCTTCGATTATGGCCAAAGGCCGGAAATTGTAACCGCTTGTGCGATAGTTTGGGTCAAAGATCGTTTCGCAAGCCGCGTTGAACTCGTGAACGTCCATGATCTTGCCCTGGTAGATGTATTTCCCAAGCTGCTCGTTGTAGGGAAAATCAGACATACGCGGAAATTGTCCCTGGCGAAGTCGATTGCAGATATAAATGATAAATTTCATAATGTGGCGTTTTCTTGAAAAAAAGGGTAGCGGGGAGAGAACCGAAATTCTCTCCCCGCTGGTTGGTGGTTAATTAAGCCACGGTTGGGAACGAAATTCCCGGATAGCTGATAGCGTGGCGAACACGGACAACCGCAGGGTGACGGCCTTTACGGTCTTCACGGATGGTTTGACCAAATACGCTGGTGATGAAGCGATCCATAAGGAATCCGCCTTCATGCACTTGCTGGCTACGATGGCCACGGTGTTTGCCGTAACCGCGAAGCGCTGCACACTTGCCGAGCACAAGGGTATCACCAATCGGAACTCCTTTGGAGTTACAAGGAATGATGAGGGATCCTTCTGGGTGCGCGTCGGTGTGTTTTCCACTCCATACTCCAGTGTTCCAAACGACATCACCAAGGGTAGTGACGCGAGCGCCGGAAGCGGCGGAGCCAAGGCGATTAACGATAGTGATTTTCTCACCGTCGTTGCCAGTAGTGTAGGAATACATACCGAATTTACCTGCATCGGCACCAGTGGTGTTGCAAATGAGGAAATAACGAGTTTCGGACGCTGGGCTGAATATGCCTGTATCGACAAACTCATAAGGACTACCCGCGAAATAGCGGAAGAAATCAGAGCTGTCGGCTTCGGCTGCGGTGCCGCCACCTTTAACGTCGATTGCCGTGGTGCCTGCGGTGATTGCAACACCGAGGAAAGCTTTCGGGTTAAGGAACGAGCCTTGTGGGCCAACTCCGTCGTGGTCAATTGGGTTGTAAGGAACAACCGTGTGGCCATCGATGGAAGGATAGCCACCTTTGAAGATGGTGTTTCCTTTGCCGCGAATGTCACCAGAAGCAAGAACCGTTTTGTAATCCGGATCAAGTTTAAGAGACAGAAGTGCAGCTTCGGTGGCGATAACGGATTGCGACCAGATCGGCTGACCGGATTGCTTGCCTGCGACGTTCGCAGGAAGGCCTCCCAGGGGCTTCATGGCTTGGCCAGCGGTAACAATCTCGTCCCATACAAGCGCATCAGCACTGGAAAGGGTATTGAGAGTCTTGCCGTTGGCAAACAACACGTTTTCGCTATTCAGTTTGAGCTGGAACATACCGAAAAGCTGTTCGGACTTGGTGCGGCCGAGCCATTTACCAAGCTCAATGTTGAACTTGGTTTTGATCTCGTTACGCATACCCATAACTTCTTCCATGCGCTCGCTGTTACGAACAGCGTTACGAATAAAGTCAACGGTAAGCGTGAAGTCACCAACACGAACCGTCTCGAAGTCAGAAGGGCCTTCGAAGAGAGCTTCTCCGAATTTACCTTTGTTGTAGAATCCACTCATAGGAGTGAATACCATCGATTGGCCGCGTCCTTTGGCGGTGTCGGTTTTTGCCCAGATCGGGGCGCGATCCGTCGAACTTTCCATTTGTTGGAAAAAGTCTTCGGTTTGTTCGGCAATCAGGACGCCCTGATGCCAGAGCTTGCGAACGCTCGCGGGAGACATTGCAGCAAGTGAGGTGCCGGTATTCGGCGATGTGAAGTCAAATGAAGGCATGGTTTTAGGTGGTTTGTGGTTATTTTAAGGCTTAGAAAAAGGAATTACTTCCTTATGAGAGCCCCTAAATAAGCCGTTTCCACGACCTGCCAGGTGTCACAACCAATCAGAGCGATGCAGCGAGGTCTTCGTAGGCCTCCAAAGAATCAATCCGACCCAATGTGTCTTCCAGCTTTGTAGTGGTAGAGCTATTAGGGGTAGTGCGGGCGTTTCCGCTCGCGGGTTGAATCAGACGGCCTTTCGATTGCACGGATTTATTTCTAGCGGGTTCGGCAGAAGGATTGCGCATAGGTATGCCCAAATCTCTTGCTGCTTGTTTCGCCAGGATAAAAGGTTTTTCGGGAGAATAATAAAGTGGATCGTCGAGTTGACGCATTTGCTCGTTGAGCTCAATGATGCGTTTTGTCATGGGACTTTCAGCTTTGGCTGCATCCGGGTAAAACCGAACTGCTTTTGCTTCGTTGTCCTGGAACTGACGCTCAAATGATTCTTGTAGCTGCTGCTCACGGGCTGTTTCACGCTGCATTTCAATCACTTGCATATTGCTGCGCTCGTCGCGCAACTGCTCTAAACGGTCGAAAAGGTCTGCTGCTTGTTCAAATTCAAGCGATACAGTGGCTTCCCGGTGCTGTTGTCGGAGCGATGCAATCTCGGCGTCGATGTCGGCCACACCTCGTTGCTGGGCGGTGTTTCCATCCTGCCACTGCTCGTTTTGCGCTTGGTCATTGATTCCAAGGATTGATTTTGCTTTTGTGAGACATTCCTCAAGGCTCCAATCAGGGTGGCGCTTGCGGAGGGATAGTGCTTCAATCTCTACCTCGTCTTTCGCACGAATACGAAATCGATCGGATTTGATTGTTGCGCCGTCGTCCTCTTCTTCGTCTTCAGATCCGTCGCGGGCTTCCGCCTCTGCTCCTTCTTCTGATTCCTCTTCGGGGTCTTGCTCTGTTGATTCTTCTTCTCCACTTAACTCCTGCTCAGATTCGCTTTCTTCACTTACGTCGGTAGAAGCGGAGTAATCCTGCTCTTCCTGGTCAAGTGCATCAATAAAGTCTGTGTATTTGTTAAGTTCTGCCGCCTCTTGATCGAGGTCATTTGAAGTATCCAATGGATCTTCAACCGTCTCTTGCTCCTGCTGCGAATCGGCTTCCGCCTGATGGTCGTTTTGCATATCAAGGAAACTCCGCATTTCTTAATATCTTGTCAATCCGAAAGATTTTGGGTAAATGTTTTTTATGAGCGAGCCGCAATCAGTATTTCCAATGGGAGGCGGCCTGGCTGGGCCAATGGGCGGGTCAGGAGGCGGTTTGCCGGAGGATATGATGTTCGCCCGTATGGCTCATCTTGAAATGTTTATTGGAAGCTTTGCCCCGCACCTAATCGATGCCAAGATCGATGGGATTACAAAAAGATTGCTAATTATGGCAATCAGACAAGCTGGGTCGGGAGAGTATTATGAAAAACATCCTTGGAAAGTAACTTACAACGCTCCAGACCCAGAAATAGAAGACCCCCCAAATGAATGGAGCTTCATAGGTGATACGGTTTATTTTTGTGGGCAAGGTGATGATATTTTGGTCGCGGATGGAACCGTAACGGGAGAGACTGGATACGTCTTGCTGAAAATAACCAGAAGCGCCAGCGCAAGAGAAGGAACAGCCGCAGAAGTAATTTGGTCTGAAGACGTTTTAGAATCCGGTCAGAACTATCAATACAGAGTTTTAGCCAAAGTTATTGAAGGAACTCCAGCCACTGAAGAGACACCGGGAGAGCCGCCAACAATAATCCAATATCAGTTTGAGGAAATTCGATTGTTTGAAGAATTGGTTGTAATCAACGGTGATTTTGCTTTGCAGGTATATGAAATTAGCCACAGAAACAATTACGACCTACCACCATAATGGCTAACGGAGTATTTACTCGAAACAAAAGATTTGAATGGGTTGATGGTCAAGTTACTAACGGAACCCCCGACGAAGGATTTGTGGCTTGTGGCGATGGGACAGCATTTCCAATGGAGGTAACGCTAGATCAAATAGCTGAAATTTTCTACAGGGTCAAAGATGCTTGGTTCACAGGAGGCAGCGCATCATGGGAGATTGATGTCTTTGGAACGCCATCGGCTTCAATCTCAGCACCTACAAGTGCTCCAACAAACAGGACGCTAGAGATTGATGGAGTGACGTATCAAAAAAGAGGTTACACAATCCTTGACGCATACCCATACAACGGCGCGACATACGATGCAGGTATCGGCAACTATTACAGCGATATTGCAGACAACGAGAACGGGATGTGGAAGGATGCGTGGAATGACCCAGATCACGTCGATGCGTTTTCCTATGAACAAGATGACCCAAACAGCATCCAAGGAGGAGATCCTGAATGGTGGGGCGACACGGGACTTGGAGTCTATGCAAAAGTCTACCGAGGAAAGCGTGTGGCAGTCGTCAAAGCAGATCCGGCAGATGGTCTATATGCTCCAACTAATCAGTTCTTTCTAGAGATCGAGATGTATTGGTTCGATTATGGCATCGTTCCGTTTGGAGGCAGCACCAACATTTATAACTCTCAGGGCGGAGCCGGTGATTTTAGCTCTCGGGCAGTCTTGATTTCAAACTACATCTTGAGACTCGCAACGGGAGATGCAACTTGTCCGGTCTACTTCGATGCGCTTGGATCGATTAATGAGACAGGCACCGATTTCATCCATGAACCGCAGGTCTGGTGGCCATATGCCAAGGACAATCCAGCCGTGCCTGTTTGGGATACTGACAACGGCGCAAAGCTCTAGTTTGACTAACCGTTTATGATTTTTCTCGCCAAATTACGACTTACTCAGTAATTTGCGGTCGTAACAACCAATAAAAAATTATGGCATTTGACCCAATCCCTACCGCACTATTCCCAGGCTGGACTGAAGATGGAACCGATATTACGCTTCCTATCGCGGATCTTCCTGAATTGACGGCCGCTGAAGCTGACGCAGCAACCGGAGACTCCCGGAAAATCATTTACGCTTTCTTGGAGCAATTTTACGCTTGGTATAACGGCCTTGCAATTGCCGATCGCCCCTCTCGGATCACAATTAGTCGCGGAACCAACGTGGAAACTTCGCCGGGACTATTTACCCGCAGTTACACGTTTCAAGTTGTTACTGAATCTGGCGCTCCGCTTGATGTGGCTGACGAGTAAAATCGGCTTACAACCCGTATTCTGTTCCGTCGCCAGGAAATCTTCCTGATGCGGCTAATACGTTGCATTGCGCGTTACGATGATCAACTGGCCATCTGAGAACTTCCAAAATGCCTAAACGGTGATTTCTTTTGGCTTCGCGCTCTTTTTCAATCAATGCGTCATTGTGAAGTATTTCGTCGGCCAGTAAATCAGCTCGTTCTTGAAAGTATTGCATAAACTCCTGAAATTCAGGTGAGCGCATGAGCTGATCAATACTGCTTACCGCTTCTGCGGCTCTTTTTAATACCTCGTCGGATTGTTTTTGTTGTGCGGGTCGTATTGTGTTCATAAATTAGGAGCTCCTTGCCGGGGCTTAGGCTTGGCGGCCTGTGCTACTTGCGTCGCGTTTGGCATACCTGCTGGCGGTGCCTGGATAACGGTCGGCTGGATGATTTCATCCACGGCGGAAACTTGCAAGGCTTTGAGCATATCCTGGAAGAGCTTTTGGGTGCGCTCTTGGATCTCCGGTGCCATCGCATAAAAACGCTCCACCAACTCCACGGCTCTTACCGAGCTTTCGAGGATCTGCTCGCCACGGTAGCGAGTGAGTAGGATCCTGGTATCGATTTCCATGTCGGCGATCTCGCCCGGATCAATTTGAAGCATTTCCTCGGCACCTTCTCCGCCTTCGCCTTCTTCGAAGTAGCGATAAACCTCCATCTTGTCCAAGTTGGCGAAAAGAAGTCGAACCATCTTTTGAAGGGTGCCCGAGACGCCTGGTTCCAAGTGGCCGAGATACAAGCTGAAAAGCTCCTGGCCGCTTTTCTCGATGTTCCTGATGCCAGTGGCAAGTTTCTGTGAATCCATACCCACGGCCTGGCCGTCGTTGGCGTTGTTTACTCCGGATTCCGTTACCATGAGCTGAAGGAAGAACTCGGTGAGCTCCTTGATATTGTCCTTCGTGTTGTTTTCCAGATAAACCGACTCCAAACAATCTTTGGCTGACTTGCCAGGAAGCGGGGTGTAGGTGCCTCCCCAATTCAGCGCCAGGCCGGAGTTGGCTCGGCCTTCCAAAGTGTTGTGAGGGTTCCAGAAATCCACGCGGGCTGCGCGCGATTGGGCAAAGTTCCAGCGGTTGACCAGTAGATCGACAATCTGCTGGGAGGATTCGAACATCTCCATTGTGCCGATACCATACCAACGGCCGGGAACTTCGTTGACTCGTGTTACCGAAAACGGCCGCAAACCGTCAGGAGTGACGTTGGCAACGTAATCATAGAAAATCGGGGTGCGGGTCTTGCGATCGACAATCAGCATGATGTCTTCAAGCAGGCCGTCGCCGTCGGCGTCGTAGCGGAGGTGAAATTCTGCGATCTTTGCCAGCGGTGCGGTGCGGTCGCCACGGTTGAAAGCGCTGCCGCTTCCCATGTTGCTGTCGGCCGTGTTCTGGCCGCTTTCGGGCTCCGGGGTGGAATGAGCAAGCTCGCTGATCAGGTTGATCGCTTTTTGCACGTCGCCATAGTGCTGCATCGCTGTTGCAGATTGTTCGGTTTGTTTTCTCCATTGGTCCGCCAAATCCATTACGGCCTGGTCGTAGAGGTGCACAACGCAATCGGCGGTCTGCACATCTTCCGCGTCGAGTGGGCAAAGGAAGTCGAGATAATGGATCGTTTTTGCTTCTGGTCCTTTGTATTGGGTGATGCGGCGGGTAATCGGTTTTTCTTGCCAGATCATGTTTTGCGGCTGCGGAGTCTGTCCGTCTCGCTTCAATACCATTACATTTCCCATCATTTGCTCTCCGGTCATTGGATCTTGAATCACTTGCTGGATCCACAAGTCGGTTTCGAGAATGAAATCACCATCAAGGCCAAGAATGTCGGCCCCGGCCTCGTCCACAAGCACGGTAGCTGTGGTTTTGTAGTATTGCTCCCGGTTTGCCCAGGTGGTTTTCACTACCGCTTCCCCAAGCGTGAAAGCGCGCTCAATAGCCTGCTCTTGTGATCTTTTGAGCTTGGCTTGATCCATTTTCCAACGGGTGTATCTGTCTGCTTTGTCGGCCCTGATCCGGTCGGCGGCTCCTACCGGGTAAATACTAAACCAAGGATCGGTGCCAAAGAAGTAATTGACGGCACGGGCAACCATTTGACGGGCAATTTTGCGGGCAATCGGCACAACAAGGTTGGATTCGGCGAAAATGCCTCCCAGGATGTAGGCACGGTGCTCCACGTTGTTTTGTGAAACCAAATCGTAGAGCCTGCGCTTTCCTAAGAAGGTGCGCTCGGTTGGAACTCCGCCTTCAGGATCGCGATATTCTCCAGTTGCGGCCGTATCGTTCATCCACCAGTCTCCGGCTCCGGCTATATCCCGGCCAAGCTCGCTTTCAAGCTGCTGAAGTCGATCAAAAGCATGATTGATCAATTCCGCCTCCTGGGTGCGGTTTAAGACGTAATTGGTAGGGAATGGCATCAACGGTGATTCCCCATCGTCCTCCAGTGGAATATGCTGTGCCTGTGCTGAGATTCTGTCGAGTTGGTCGTCCATTACTGTATTTTCTTATTTGAGGTTTCTCCAGGCTTCCTGCATCACAAGAACACGTTTGGCTATTTCGCGAGAATCAGAAACAATTTCTCTGAAGCGTTTAATATCCATTTCGGTTGGGTTGTCGATGTTGAAAGGCGTTCTTTTTACTTGTGATTTAATTCTATCTCCAGCCACTTTTACAAATTTGGAGTATTGATCGGCGCTCATTGTCACTGATTTTTCTTTTGTGATAGGATCGGTGTAAGTTTTTCCAGCGCTAGATGGTGCCACTAGGTCTGCGTTTGGATTCTGGCGAATCCAGTTGTAGAGCATCTTGTCGGTTTTTTCTGACGCGCCATAAACGGTGGTGTCGGTAGGATCAAAAATCCGGCCTAAAGCGGTCTTACCTGGCTTTTCCTGATCCTGGCCGTAAAGATTTACTTTTGCGGGAAGCCCGGTGATTTCTCCGGATGGGAAGGTTGCAGCAATCAGCATATCCTTGAACTCGGTCGGTCTTTCGCGGAAAAGCGGATCGGATTCGCGGAGAGCTTGCTTCACAAAGTTTGGCATGATCACCGAAAGGCGATCGGCCGCAAACTTATCGATAGCGCCTTCACCGCTGAGAATCTCCAGCATATCGGCGGCTCCGCGCAGCGAAGTTTTTTCGTTGATCTGGGAAGTGAGGCCGGAAAGTGCCTTGCCAACCATTTCCCCGGTGCCAATCTTGCCAGAAGTGCGAAGTTTTACCGCTTTGAGGGTGTCAACCGTGCCTCCCATCATTGTGGCGAATGGCTCGATACGGCCGTAACTAACCGAAAGCCGTTTTCCGCCAGGCATCTTGATGGAGATCGTGTAGGGACCTAAGCCCATGCGGTAGCCAAGCTCGCGCTCACCTTTTTTTGTGTCCTTGTAAGGCCGGGATCCGGTGATAAGGATGGTTTTCTCCAAGTCGTCGTCGTCTCCCTCTCCGAGAGCTGCCAGCACGGCCAGGAGCACAACACCTTGCATTTGTTTGGAGGCGTATTCGATCAGGCGCTCTTTGCCTCCGTCGGCATTAAGAGTGAACTTGCCGTTTTTTACGCGGAGATTGGAACCGATCAGAATCGACATATCGAGAATACTGAGCGGATTGACGGTGCGCTCGATGCCTTGCTGCATGATGTTAAACGGAACACGGATGAACGGGATGAAGAGCATCCGAGTTAGCGTTTTCAGTGTCGCCGTTGTGCTATTTTCAAGCTCAACCGGAGTAAGCGCTTTCTGGATTTTTCCAAGGCTGAAACCTACGAAATCCATTGCGGTTCTCACTGGAACCACGTTTTCGCTCTTTTTCTTCGATTGCTGCACGGTGGATGGTTGGCCGGGAAGCGGAGCGTTGAAAGATCCTTTCAGGGCTCGATCGGCTGCCATTTGCCAGGAAATGCTTCCGGGGGTATTTACTTCCAGTTGCAGGAAGCGCGCAAACTCTTCGGTGCCCGGTGTCATTCCTTTTTTCTTGGCCATCCGGAAAGCCATAGCGCCAACCTCGGCCGAGGCCCGGAGGGTGTTGAGGAAGTCGTCAGTTGCCATCAGGATGCGCGACGGGGTGCGAATAATCCTGCCTTTCACTCCGGCAATGCTGCCAGGTCGATAGCTGGATCCTGCTTCTGCAATCCGTTGGAAATCCGGTGGACGGTTCAAGATGTCTTCTTCGAAGAATGGAATCTCGGTATTCCAGGTCGAAATAGCGTTTGACCAGGCGCGCGCCCAACCTGGACGAAGTGCTTTCATTAGGTATTGGTATTCCCCAAGGCTTGCGTTGTCCTTGTTGCCGATCACTGAGTTAAGCATTGTCTCGAATCCTCGATCTACAACGGCCTGGTAGGTGCTGTTGACGATGCCAGTGGCGTTGACGATCATCGTCTGGAGGCCGGAAAGAATCGACGAATAGTAGTATTCCTGAACCTTTTCGATGGCGCTCGCGTTAATGGCGGCGATGGTGCGGGCGATGATTGCGACGTGGCGGCGGTCGTTGATGTCGAAACGGTAGTTGGCGGCCTTCATCTTGCCTTGTGCCATCTCCAGGGCGTCGGTCTTGTATTTGGCCAAGATCACGTTCATTTCTTCGATGAGCTTATCGCCTTTGACCCGATCCTTGCCTGTGAGGGATTCCACGGTTCCGGTGATACCGGTAAGCAAGCGGAGCTCAACAACCCGTTCCATGAGGTCGGTGCGCTCGGTGGTGGTAAAAGCGTAATCCTCCAACCCTTCGCTGAACTCTGGGCGGTTCCAATCAACCTCATAGGCCTTTTTGGGTTCCAGGGTCTTTGGTTTGCGCTTGGTAGGGTTTTGCTTCTTCCATTCGCGGATCGCTGCTTTGCGGCCGCGCTCGGTGGCGGCTTCCGCGTCAAGGATTCGCGCCTGTTCGGCCGTCGCGCCCAGCGATTGAGCGATACGGGCGAAATTCGGCACGGGCTTGGCCAGGTGGGCTCTAATCAACTTGTTGAGCTCGTCCTCTTTGCCTGCTGTCTTCCAAGCGAGGGTGTCTGACTGGCTGATTGCAAGGCGATCGATCCAGCGTTGCGCGATCCGGTTGGCTCCGGCCTCCAGTGAATCCTCATCGTCTTCGATCTTCTTCGGCACTTTCTTGGCGGTCGGGATCCCTGACTTCTTCTGAAGCGATTGTGGAATACCGAATCCAACTGAAATGATACGATCAATCTCGGCTTGGACCTGCTCCGGAGTAAGTCCACTTAGGGCTGCTGACTCAAGCGCTCCCTTCATCTGGTCTTTCATGTCCTCCAGGGTCATGCCCGCCTCAACCTTGGCGCGGATCTTCTCTTCGAGCTTTTTGTAAAGGTCTGCCCGGATCTTTTCGATCTTGGCATCCGGAAGGCCTGTTTTGCGTCGGATCGCGTCGAAACCGTTACCTTGCTGCATGAGCTTCACGGCCAGGCGGCTCGCGTTGTCCATCTTGTCGGTGATGTTCCGGATGATCCGGTTCTGACTCAGTGAAAGGAAAGCTTCGCCGTTTAATACCTCGTCGATAGTCACTCCCATCTTGGCGAGCTCTTTCTCGATGCGTTTGATCTGATCCACGGTTTGCTTCTCGATCTCCTGCTCTTTGGCTGCCTGCTGCTCTTTGGTGCCGCTGCCAAAGCGCTCTTCGATGTTCCTCATGTCCTTTTCAGGAAGAGTGGTGATCAGGTTCACAAGCTGCTCTCTGTGGCGCTGCTCTGGCTTTTTGAGGGTGTCCACCCCGGCTGCCATCACTCGCGCGATGTTGGCGCGGGCGGAGCGGTAGGCGTTGCGGAGGATTGCAACCTTGGCGAGTTTGGCTGGATCTCCCCCGGCCTGCTTGGCACGGCGCTCCATGATGATGCGAATTGCTACCACGAGCTCCGGATTGAGCTGTTGGGCGTCAAACTCAACTCCACCTGCGTCGGCGGCTTTGTCGGCCTGCAATGCGGCGGCCAGCCATGTTCTGACAACTTTATCTTCGTCTTCATTAGCAAGTTTTTCCCCGGCTTTGTTCCATTGTGCCCAGGTTTCTCGGTTGGCGTAAAGTTTGCGGATCTCGTCTTCCTCGTCGAACAAATCACGAGTTTCCTCGCTCATGCCTGGGTTAGCCAGATCTGGACGGCCAACAACTTTGCCTTCTTCCTTGAACGCAGCTTGCTGCTTGCGGATCTCTTCACGCTCTTCCAGGGTTCCCATTTCGCCGAGATCGTCTTCCAGCGGGGCGTTGTAAAGCGCCTGGCCTGCTCCTACGGCCTTGCGAAGCTCTGGAGTAATGGTGATTTTCCAGAAGTCTCGAACTGTTGGATCGTTCTTCTCAAGCCAATCCTCGGCCGCTCTGATTGACTCAAAATCGGCAATTCCTTCCAAAGTGACACGATGGCGAATAATAACCTCTTGTTTTGAGTCCACGTCGGCTCCAATGTCTTCCGCGTCGAGAATATACATTCCCTCGGAAGCTTCGGAAAGTTTAGCTTTCTCGACCTTGGCTCCCCACTGTTTGACATACTTGCCGATTTCCTTCGGAAGCATGGTGTCATAGAAGCCTTTCATTCCTTTCCCTCCTATATTAAGCCCTTCCCCACTCAATTCCCCAGATTCACGGCTTAGTATTAGATCAGCTACATCTTTCCCTATTACTTCATCCAAGCGGGAACCATCGGGGACAATTCCTGCTGCTGATTCCCCTGAATTATTGATAACTGTTCCGTCAGGTTTAACGAAGAATGTGAACCCGTTTTGACCTATGGGTTCAATAAATACATCTCGATTTATGCTATTCTTGCTCGTTACCCAGTCAATAGACTTAATGTGGTTTGATAGGTTGTATCTATCGTTCTGCGTTTCTCCGGTCGTCCAGCCGATCCAATCCTTGCCGGATCTCACCGCGTCGCGCAAAGCGCGCTTGAACATCTGGAGCGGCCAGCTTGTGCGAAATGGTGCGTCGGCGATTCCTTCCTCTCTTTTGTCATGGAAGACTTCGTTCAAATCGACATCGGATCCAACCGCGTCGCTTAATCTTTTCCACTGATCGCCTGTCGGGCGGGCTGCTGTGGATAATGGCTCTTCCAATAAATGATCAATGTCGGCACGGGCGGCTGCTTCGGTCATTCCTCCGGCGATAGCGGCCTTCAAGACGTTTTCAGGAAAATCTCCCTTGTAACCCTTCTTCCGTCCCGCCTGGTGGCGATCGCTTTGGATCTCTTCGATAAAAAGGCCTTTTTCATCCCGATTCACTTCTTTGATCTCCAGTGAATAAGTAGCGGGGTATTGCTTCATATCAGCTTCCGCTTCCCCAAGGGTAGCAAACACCGGACCTGTTCTTCCGCTCTTGGTATTCCGGACAGTGTAACCTTTGCCGGGAAGCGAGCGCTCGTTAAGCCTCATGTGGGCGACGTAGTTCGGGACGTCAGGAAAATGCGTAGATCTATAATCTATGCTGCCTTGCTCTATTGGAGCGTATTCAGTCATTTCAATGGCTCGCTCAAGCGTGGCACCTTCCGATACAACGCCTCCTTCTGGGTCCTGAACGTACCAGTTGTTGCCGTATTGCTCAAAAGTGAAGCCTGCATCTTCCAAAAGCTGCTTTTGCGACTTCTGGCTGCCTCCTGGCATTGCCAGCACAACCTCGCGGTAGTTTTCTCCGCCGGGAAGCTGGTATTGGGCGTATTTGGTAGCGTCATTCACTCCAAGCTCTTGCTCATCTCCTGTGAGCTCTTGTATTTCATCGAACAATGGCTGGAGGTCTTCAGGTAGATCATCGTAAGTAATGTCTTCATCCTCTTCGACGTTAAATATGATGTATTCTCCGTATTCTTCTTGAAGTTCATATCCTCTAGCTTCGATTTGCGCTGTGAGCTCGGCTATTCTGGCTTGGTTTTCAGAGCGTCCCATTGTGACTTCTTTGAATTTCACTGATCCCTCAGTGGCAAGCCAGTTAAGCACGTCGTCCTTGGAAACCTTTTCTTTGCCTTGCAACCAGGGAATAAGTCCGCTCCACTTGATCTCGTCGGCTTTGGATCCGGCCTTGGCGATTTGAAGGACCTGCATAGGCGTCGCCGTTTTCGGCATCTTCTCGGCGATCGTGCGCGATAGCTGCGAGTAGAACTCCGGCATCTCGTCGGACAGATCGGCATTTTCCAGTCTTTTTCCAAAAAGCTCTTCGTTTATTGCTTTGATCATCTGGAAAGCTTCTTCTCTCCTTTGCTCAATAACAATTTGATCGTTTGCTCTAGCCTCTTCAGCATCTTTTTTTGTCTCAAAATAATTTGGACGCAGTGCATAAGTTTCAGGATCGCTGATGAGCACGGTGAAATAGGTTTTGCCTAAATGCTTGGCCAGTTTCACCGGGTTGGCTTCGATGGGCAAATCGTAGAGATCTGCCGCTTCCAGGCCTCCTTCTTGGCTTTGTTCCCCGTTAAGGGCTTCTGCTGCGGCGGTTCCAATATCACGCGAAAGGATTGTTCTCAAGCGCTTGGTGATCTCTTCCTTGGATTTCTCAATCCCAAGGCGTCCCATGCGGAATCGGATGTGGATCCGGTTCCAGGTGTCGGCAGAAAGTTCGGGAAGCGCGCTGGCGTTTTCGGCGATACCCAGAAGTTGCTCCGCGTTGGCTTCTCCGATCATTTTACTCAAAGAGCGGAAGTAGCGGTGTTTCCTTGGGTCGGCGTTTTGCGCGGCTAGTCTCCGGTTTACTTCAATGATCTCGGCCGTTTTCTCTCTCCACTCGGTTTCTTGCTCGAATGGTTTAGGATCCCGGACAAGGGGTTCAAGCGTTTCGATGGTTTTTTCAGTCTGTTTGACCTGTGCTTCAACGTTTCTGGCGTAGCGCTCGGCATACGATGGATCTGAAATCTTCTTGAGGCTATCGAGAATACTTTGTGCTGGGGAAGCTCCGCTGACATTGATCGAGGCGTCAAATACGACTTTGCCATTGATTTTGCCCGGCCAGGCGATCTTGGCGTTATAGACGGATTCGCCTCTCCATTCCCATCTGTAATCAACGACGATCGAGAATCTTTCGCCGTTCACAAAGAAATCACGGATCTGCACCTGCTTGGTGTCTTTCGCGTCAACCATCATGTCGGTGACGAATTGGTTGAGCGGAGCCACGATCTTGCCGTCAGGCTTGCTGGTATCGATTTCCTGATCTCCAAACTTGTAGATAGGAACCTCCATTTCTCTCTCGGCTGGCTGTTTGGCCTCTTCCTCCGAGATCTCGCGGTCTTCCATCTTGGCGATAACGCCTTTGGTGGTTTTCACGATACGTTTCACTCGGGAGAAGACTCCGGCGAACTTTTTGCCTTCTTCCCGGATCAATTCAGGATCCTGGAGTTTGAGCGATTTCAGCTCTTGCTCGGCACGTTCCAGGGCGTTTTCACGGTTATTTTTGTCGCGGAGGTGAGCGGAGCGGAGCGCGTTGAGCTTGTTGAGCTCGCCATCGAGAATAACCCGGCGCTTCAGGTTTTCGTCTCCCATCGACTCTGCTGCCATGAGAGCGAAAGATGCGGTTTCCTCTGACATCGGATCATCGAACTCATCCATGACGTTTTCGCCCATGAGAACTTGGTCAATGAAGCGCTGCTTGGCTTTCATCATCGAATAGACGGATGAATCCATCGAGAACTTGAGGCCGTAGTTGACCACGATCACCTCAAACTTGGCTTCGGCCTTGCGGGCAACTTCTTTCTGTGCCTCGGTGCCGTTTTTGTCCAGCCACTCCACGGCCTGCTCGTAGCGATCTTCGAGCTTTTTGGCGTCGAATTTCTGCTTGGTGAGCTTTTCAACCGTTTCAATGAAGGCCTGGTCGGCCCAATCCCGGTGAAGGTTGCCTTGGCGGATAATCCGGCCGATACGCTGCTCCATCATGGCGGGTTTGAAATCGCGCGGCGGGGAAAGGTTGTGAAGGGCTGCCAGGCGCTCCTGGATGTTCACACCGACGCCCAGGCGGGCCGTGGAACCGATAATCACGCGGATCTCGCCATTGTTCACCTTCTCGAAAGATGCTTCGAGCTTCTTCTTCGTGAGGCTGGATCTCGCCAACAAGATTTCTCCGGCCGGGATTCCTCTGGCAACCAGTTTGTCCCGGATGTCGTCCAGCAAGTTGAAGCGTTGCTCCACGAGCTTGTTGTATTGATCCATCAGCTTCCGCTTGGCCTTTTTCTCGGCGTCGGTTTCTGTTGGGGAAGCCATGATTGCCGATTCTAACTCTTCCATCTCGCTCGTTGATCCACCGTATTCCTCGAATGGATCTCCGTTGAATTGACGAAGGAGAAGTGTTGAGAACGGGTTGGAAAGGTCGGTGAAGACGACTTGCGCGGTTTTCCTGTCGGTTCCGGCATGATAGATCTCTGCGATCTTCTCAACCATCCGGTTCACTTTGGAGTTTGGATCATCCGGTGCGTTTGGATTGATCAAGCGAGGATCGATGGCCTGTGCCATACCCGCTTGCATGACCATGATCGGGATTGCCGACATCCACGGGTTTTCTTCGAAAGCTGCGCGCTTGTTTTCGATATTGTCAAATTCGGCGGCGGTATCGATCACCCAATCGTTGAAAATCTCACTGGCTTCGGTTGGCTCGATAATGAGCATTTCAGGAACTCCGCCTTTCATCTTAGGAACGCGAATACCCATCGACTCGTTGCCGAGCGCTACATCGAACACGGAACGAATCAGGGCCACAAGCTCCGGACCGTTCACGAACTTGGCGAACCGCTCCACAAGCTCGATCTCGCCTCTCCAGGTCGATTCTGGCTCCGTTACGGTGCGACCGAACATGGTGGCGAAGTCGTCGAAGTTGTTGATCCCTTTCGATTCGAGAAGTTTTGGCGCGATGTAGTTGAGCATCGTGTATGCCTCGGCCATCGTGTTGGTGATCGGTGTCCCGGTTGCAAAATACACGTTGCGGCCGCCAGTGTTGGCTTGGACGCTTGCCGTCTTCATCTGCATCATCACAGCGCGATCGGAGGCTTCTCCGCTCGGGAGGTTCTTCACCCTGGCTTTGCGGGTAATGATTGGGGCGTTTTTGAACTCGTGCGCTTCGTCCACAATCAGCGCGTCAACTCCAAGCTGCTCCCATGTCAGGAGGCTCTTGGAACGCTTCGTTGCCTTGGCGAGCATCTTCTCCAGTTTCTCCTGGAGTTTGTCCAATGCTTCCTGGATGGCACCTTGCTCCTGGCTTCCTTCATCGGCTGCTGCAAGAATTTCCTCAAGCTGGCCAATGGCACGGGCCATGTAGTTTCTGATCGCCTGCTCGTCATGCCCGATTTGGGAAATGTTCGAGTGCGTCATAATGATCGAATCGTAATCGCCTGTTGCGATCTTGGCGAGGAACCGGGCGCGCTTCCGGGCGCTGAAGTTGGCTTCGTCGGCAACTAGGATTTTCGCGTGTGGGTAGGCCTTCATGTGTGAGGCCGCGAATTGGCGAATTGTCGAGTTTTGAACGATCGTGACAACGCGGCGAGCTTTGCCCAGGCGGCGGAGCTCCATCGCAAGCGCGATTTGGTTGTAGGTCTTACCGGATCCGACTCCGTGCGCCATCATTCCGTAGCCCATGATCAAAAGACGGGCGAGAACGGATTTGCGGTGAGGCTTCAGCCAGATCTCTCCAGACTGGCCTGGAAGGGTGATCCAATCGCCGACAAAGTTAGGAGTGACCAATCCGGCCACCTTGTCGTTGAACTCGCGCTCTGCCAATTCCGAGACTTTGATGGTTTCCCCCTCGTTGTCGACCTCTTCCTTGGTGGTTTTCACCCATTCGGCAAACTTGTCCATCATCTGAGAAGCCTTTGTTTGGGCTTCGATGGTGGCGGCCGGATCGAGCACGACTGATCCGCGTGTTGGACCGGGTTGAGTGACGCGGATCTCGCGGGAGTTGAGAAGTGACTCAAAGATTTCCTCTGGAGTCATTCTGTTGGTGCCCAGGTAATCAGGTTGGGACATTTGGGCTGCGCTCACGGCTGGCCTGTTCCTGCGGCGGTTGTCGCGGCCGGATTCGGTAACTTGCCAGATATTCGCGGCGGGCTCGTAGCGGATCACTGGATCGGCCATGCCGAGCATTGTTTCGGCGAACTTCTGATACACGGCGGAAGGAATCCACCGGGCTCCAAGAATAACCGAAATCGACTGGATTGGTCTGGTTGCTGGCAAAACTCTCTGAAGTGCCTCGATGTTGCCCTGATACTTGCCAGGATCCATCATGTCAGCCTCTTGTGCCTCGCGCAGCTTGACCTTCACCTCGCCAGATAGGTAGGTGTCGTCAGTCTCGTAGATCCCGGTCTTGGGATTCATAAAGACCATTCCGCTTTCTTCCAACTGGCTCTCGGTTTCTTTTGCGGAAATACCAAGCAGGTCGGCCATGTATTGAACGCTGATCCGGCCTTTGTAACCGAGCGAAATAGCGATTGCGTCCTTGATGTCTTTCGCGCTGGACGGTGCGACGGCGCTGGACATCACCGACTCGGTGAAAACCGGGCGCTTCTCGTAGCGATAGATGGCACGGCCTTTTTCATCGGTGCCTGTCATTACCTCATCTTCCAACGACTCCAACAATGGGCTGTCGTCTTCATCGAAAAGGAACTTGTGCGGGTTTTGCTTCCCTGGCTGGTTCCGGGCGCTGAACGCTCCGAACTCTTTGACGTGAGCATCATAAACCTTGTTAAGCGCTTCTCGATACACCTCAACGTCTTCCATCCCTTTCAGCTCGGCATCCATGAGTGCTCGCGCGGCGTCTCTCACTTTGACCCAGGAAGCGAATACTTTATTCCGGCGGGCGGTTTCCTTGCTGATCTTCTCGCGGATCTTTTTCGCGGCGTCTTCCGAGAGGTGTTGATCGATGAAATCTTCGATGTATTGGTCGAGCTCTTTTCCGGTGAGCTCATCCATGCTCGTGGCGAAGTCGGCGGCAAGTTTTGGATTCTTGGCAAGAATCGCCTTCACGTCCTTGTTATCAGGAAGGAAGTCTTCCGCGTATTCCAGATCCCAGCGAACCGGGACAAGTTGGCCGCTTACGACGTGGTAAGGTTTGCCGTTTTGCAAGAGGATCGATCCTTCACGCTCTTTGCTGTTGGCTTCCTGAACTTCAATTTCATCGGTTTCCGAGGCTTCGCCAAAAATATCACCAGGCAATGAATCGACGATGGCGGCAAGCCTTTCGTTCACGTCGCTGCCATCTGGGAGCACGGTGTAGGTGCCCTGGGAATACATGGATCCCTGCAAAGCGTGTTTGCCGATCACGAACTGCGGGTTTTGAGCGAAATACTCGTTCACTTCGATTGGAGCGACAAACGGAATACCGTCAGCTCTTGAATATCCTTTGGCCCCAATGGCTTTAATGAGAGCATCCCATTTCTTGCCAGTTTGAGGCTTACGGCCTTTCCAGTCGTTCCATAGCTCGTGCAGATCCTCGTCTTGAGGCATGAATCCTGCATCCACTGAAGAAAGAAATTCGTGCGCGGTTTTGTTGCCCTGCTTGATGAACACGGTGTCATTGCCGACGATCTCGGTGTTGAGCCATGATTCGCCTTTTGCGTCGCGGCTGCCGTCCTTTTTACGAAGGATGATGATGTCGGTAACAACTTCAGTCCCGGCGCTGTCTTTGAAAGCGTTGTTGGGCAAGCGGATCGCCCGGATCATCTCAACCCGGCCAGCGAGGATTTCGCGCTGGATGATGTTGTTGTCCATCGTCGAGTTGGAAGTGATCGAGATCACGATACCGCCCGGCTTGAGCTTGTCGATCGACCTGGCGAAGAAATAATTGTGAAGGTTGAGCTTCCGGCCGAACTCCTTGATCGACTGAAGCGGGCCATCCTTTGCGAACGGGAAGTTGCCGATAATCAGATCAATCGAGTTGTTTGGAATGTTCGATGATTGGAAACCTTGACCTTCCACCAGGCGGCCTGGATCCGGAGCGTTGCCGTTGATCCTGGCCTGCGGGTAGAGTTTCGAGAATACCCGTGAAGAGATCGAATCGAGCTCCACGGCCGACCATTGCGACACGTTGGCAAGATCGGCAGGTTGACGGCCGACAAAATACCCGGCTCCGGCTGATGTTTCGAGCACACGGCCGCCTTTGAAGCCCATCGCCCGAACCATGTTCCACATCTGGTCAATGACTGGCAATGAGGTGTAGTGAGCGTTGCGGATCGATTTCGACATCGCGGTGAACTCTTCAGGCGAGAGCATATCGACAAGTTGATCATGGAGCTCGCCCCACTTGTCGCGCCAGGCCTTTAATTCGATGTAGGCCTCGCTGTTCCGGATGTTTTGGCGGTAATAGTCTGACGTGCTATTGATCCGCTCGTTGATCTCCAGCCATTTCTTCTGGTTGATCTTGTTGAAAGCGTTTTTGAACGATCCCCAACCGCTATACATGGCGAGAATCTTCTTCTCTGTATAGGTGGCGTTGCGGCCTTCTTCCTCGATCTTGCGAAGTAGCCGGATCGCCTTCATGTTGGCGTCCACACGGGCTTTCTCGCCTTTCGGCATCTTGAAATCGTCGGTAATGACGAAATCAGATTCCGGGCTTTCTACATCGGATCGTGTTCCAGGACGAACTCCGGATTCACCCACGGAACTCCCGCTTGGGCGATCGCTTCCAGGCGCTCCGTCGTTATCTCCTGCTCCCTGAGCATTTCCGTTACCTGCTGGAATAGATCCGCCCGGTAACTCGCCTCGTCCGTCGCCATCTGGCTGTCCGGCGCGAACTCCTCCTGATCCTTGTTTTGATCCAGGCTCATCACCCAGATTTGGCGAAGTTGAGCTTCCGTCGCTTCCTTCAGATACCCCTTCCTGCCCATTTGCAGTAGGATCTCCGCCGTCTCCGTCTCGCTCATCTTGCTCATTGGTATTACTCTCTGCTTCTTGGGGTTGATTGTCAATGTCGTTTGCCTTGTACACGTCCTGCCATTTCACTTTTTGCGGGAGGGAAGGATCGACCATGCGGAAGGCGCTCCAAACCGATTCGGAATAGACGCGGAGCTTCGGTGAAATCTTGTCGAGTGCGGCGGCCAGTCCGGCCGGGGTTGTCACTCCTTCGGCAATCAGGCTTTGTGCTGCACCGATAAACTGGCCGATTTTCGCGGCCGGGATTCCCTGCTTGAAGTAATCGTCGTCGAGATCCGCGTTGTCCAGGCCGTCAACCATGCCTCCAAACGCATCTTTCAATGACTGTTCGGCGGCGGTGAGTTTTGGCTTCGCGGCTGGCGCTGGTTTCTCGGCCTGTGGCCTGAACTCAGCAGGCCTCATGTGATCGACCTTGTTCCGCATCTCTGGAGACAAATACCTCCACCGAACTCCTGGCGCGATCTTGTAAGTCGGATCCCCGGCTGCCTTCAAAATGTCTGAACGGCCTGCCGAGGTTAGGCTTTCATCCCACCATTTCTGTCTCAAATCCGCTTCTGGATGAGTGTCGGCGTTGTCCGTTGGTTTCGCTTGTGGTTGCTGGGCTTCGGCGGGTTTCTGTCCCTCGGTTTGTCCATCGGCAGGCTTATATCCGCCAAACTCAAACAAGCTGTTGATTGCGTCTTTTTCCTCCTGTGGGAGAGCTTCAAATTCAGCATCTTCGCGGGCAATTTCAGCCTCGTCCATTTCCTCTTGTTTCAGCCTAGCGTATTCATATACGGGCTTGAAATCTTTACTCCATTTGAAAGATCTATCTCCTTTTGCAAATCCATATTTAGGAACAGATCCACCACCAATGTTTGTGATTCTCCATCCTTCAGAAAGAAGGGTTTCCGCATAAAGTTTCCCATTGATTACGGATCCCTTGTAATCAACTAGAATTTTTTCCGCGTCCTTCTCTATGTTTTCACGTCTCCGCGCTTCTTCTTTCGCTGCGTTGTCTTCCGACCTCTTCTGGCGGGATTCATCCAATCTTTTTTGATGCGCGTCGAAGGCTTCTTTCCCGACATAATTTAAAATCACATCAGAGATTCCCTTTTGCGTTTTAGGCAATGGGCTCATTCCGGTTCTAAGTCCGAAAATCCTCCAGAATCCATCATACATCCCATTGTTGTATCGGACAAGTGCGGCCACATCTCGGGAGTCGATCTGATTAACAAATTCGATCACTCGGGCTTTTACTTTTTCAGGCGTCCATTGAGCGCGCTGTTGGTCGTAATACTCTTGGTTCTGGCTTCCTCCTTTTGCTTCTCTTGCTATCCTGGCAATATGATAGTTTGAGTAAGCCGTGACCATTTTATCTATGTCCTTTGGCTCATTTTCGGAAGAATCTTGTTCTACAGGTGCCGGAGCGGCCGCTGGTGCTGGAGCAGGGGTTGGAGGTTGTTCGATGATTCGATTCTCGGTCGAGTCGTAATTCGGGAATTTTTCCCACAACGCCTTGGTGATGTTTTCTATTTCATCTGAAAGCCTTTCAACTGCTTTCCAATCCTTTTGCCTTGTCTCTTCGTCGATTCGGATGCGAAGTCGCGCAATCCTCTCCATTGCCTTATCTGCTCCTTGCTCTCGAATGTAGCGGTTTCCGTAGGATTCTGGTTTTGCTTCTGGAGCTGGAGCGGTGGCACCTTCGGCCGTCTCCACGGAAGGCATCTGCTTGACGGTTTCCAGGATTTCCATAACCGGAGCTTCAAGGATGATCACCTTGATCGGCTTGTCTGGATCGGTTTCGAGAGCGGCAAGCCACTGGTGATGGCCGTCAATGACTCGGCCGTTGGCGGAAACAAGAATAGCGCGATCGCCTCCTTCGTAGGATTTGGCTTTTTCAACCTTCTCGCGTGAGTATTCCGCCTGGGTTGGGGAAAGCTGCGATGGGCGCATCATCACGTCGGCCTCGTAGTTGATTCCACGAGCTTTGAGGAACTGCACCATTGCGGAGCGGTCCTCTGCTTTGATCTGTGGCATCTCGGCGCGCGGGATTCCAAGTGTTCCGCTTTCTTCGGGGAACATCTCCCATTCTTTCGCGGGTTCGGATTTCTTTGGTTTGGCGGCGGCCTGCGGGGCTGCTTGCTCTTCCACAACCTCGGAAGGATCGACCAGGACGTTCTTGCCGTTCACTTCGACGATGATCTTGCCGTTCTTCTCCGACTGGATCCGGAATGTCCCGGTGAAGGTTTCACCATTACGAACGAAAGTGACTTGCGTTGGCTGTTTTGGCTCCTGTGGCTCCGCTGCGGGCTCTTCTGGCTCGATTGTGGCTTCTGGTGCCGTCTCGATAGGTGCGGGCGCTGCTACCACGGCTTTCGGCGATGGCGCTGCTTTCGCGGGCTTGTTGGCCTTGTCGTATTCCTTGAGTTGCGCGGTGATCGCGTCGATCTCCACCTGGAGCTCCGGTGATAGGCCGCTGGCTACAAGCTCTTTGAGTGCTTTTAGGGCTGCGCGAAGGTGATCAACTGTTTCCTGGCGAAGATTCGCCCAAAACTTCGCGATCTCGGTCGGTGATCCGGTGGCCGTCTTCTGCTGGATGATGCGAAGGCCTTCGAAAGCCTTTTCCCAGGGCTCATACTTAGCAAGTTTGGCACCGTAAATATCGATAACCATCTGATCCTTGCCTGATGCAACAAACTCATTCTGCCAGATTTTGCCGTAATGCTCATTGCGCCATGTAACATAATCGCCGGGGCTGCCCTTGCTTTTCCAGATTGCCTGGGCTGCGCGGTGTTGAGCGGCGTGGCGAACTTCCTCGTCGATCGACTTGGAAATCCAAACGCTTGTTTCCTCTTCGCTCATGTTCCGCTTTGCGGCGGCGGCCTTGAGTTGGTCGATGTTGATTACGATGGTGCCATCCTCGTGAGCGGCCGTTTTCTTGTTCGGATCGCTGGTGATCTTCAGGCCGTCTCCGAGCATCTTCTTCGCCTTGGCGAGTGCTTTCTTGATCCTGACTTCAGGGCGATCGGTTGAGGTTGGTGCACCAGTGTTGGTCGGTGCATTTGCACCAGGCTGCACTTCTGCACCTAAATTGATTTCGGCGGTTTCCGGTGTTACATCGAGCACACTGTCAACTTTCTCTCCACCTTGCCAGGAAGGATCGGACACGGCTTGATTCTGCGCGTCGGCTTCGTTGCGGGCGGTGACTTCGATCACGGTGCCATTCGTTCCGGTGATCCGGAAAACACGGTCAGTTGGTGCGATTCCTGGTGTTGCGGCCGCTGGATCGACAAAGTTAGGATCTGCTGCACGACGGTCTTTCTCTGCGCGGATAGCGTCAATGCTCAACTGCGCAAGCTTGGCTACTTCTTGGCCGTCAGGATCAGTGACATTTTGGCGAAGGATTGCTTTCAACTCCGTTTCTTTTTGATCAAGCTCGGCGTTGGTTCTTTTTATTATGCCTTTTGGGGAAAATGGTGCTTCTTCGGGCGCGGTTCTTGATCCCGGTGCGGTTCCGGTTGATCCGGTCGATCCGGTAGTTCCTGCTGCGGCTCCTGGAGCTGTTCCTGCTGCTGCGGCCTGTGCTTTAGCAATAGCGGCGGCACGATACTGAGTTTCGTCCATTGTCACCTGAGTCTTTGCTGCTGGTGATACGCTACCCATTATAGCGCTGCCTGCGTCGGTAATGACTAAAGATCCGTCTGCTGTATTATTTGACACCAGTGGTGCAGTGAGCCCGGCGGCGGCCAGTTCTTTTGCGGAAACTGGTTTGCCTTCACGAGTGATACCAAGCGCTTTGACTTCGGCATCGGTGAGAGTTTCCAGGCCTTTGCCGTTGGTGATCTTGAGCATCCCTCTGGTTTGTGCCGGGGCGGCCGCTTCTGCGGTGGCTTTGCCTAAAACTTGCTCGGCCTGCGCGATCGCAACCGGATCTCCTGTCGCCTGGGCCTGGGTATATTTCTCCTGAGCTTCGGCGAGAGATTGCTTCCCGGCTTCTTCTTTCGCGTTGATCTCACGAGAGATTGCGACGTGTTTCGCCACATCATCCAGATCGCTTGGCTTTTCGGCAATGGCCTTGGCCTTGTCGATCTCGTCCTGTTGAGCTTTCGGGCTTCCTGGATCTTGAGCGATCAGGCGAGTGTTGACCCCTTTTCTTTCGTCATGTTCAGCGCTGGCTTGTTCGCCTCTTCTGAGTTGGGGAAGGCCTCCACCGACAACCGCGCCCATTAAACCTGCATGGATCGATTCTTCGAGCACATCTCCAAGTTTGAAATCTTGTCCCAGGCCGACGGCTGAAATGGCTTTGTCTAAGAATTGGTTAAGTCCTTCTTCGACAAACTCATCTTTTGCATCGGCGAAAATGGTTTTACCCATCTTCTTGAGCTCCGCTCGTAATGTGCTGTCCTGGAGAGCTCTGCGGCCTCCTTTTGTGAGGAAGTCACGAAGGCTCATCGATTGCGCTGCTTTGCCAAGCGCTGCTCGCTCAACACCTCCGCCTAATACTTTCGCCAGAATCATGGTTTGCGCTGCGTTTGCAAACGCTGAAAGCTGCACGTCGGCCCGGCCAAGAGTAGATGCTATTTCTTTCTCGGTTAGGTCACGGCCTCCGAACTTCTCTTTCTCTATTTCGATTGCGTCGGAAAGTTTTGATTCGTAGCCTTGTGCTCCTGCCCATCCATAAACTGAAGTCCCTGCTACGATGGCCTGGGTGATCCCTTTCAGCCCTTTTGCATACGCTCCACCGACAAACATCGGAGCCATTTGAGTGACAGTTCCCGAAAGGTCTTTGCTTACAGAGAGATACCCGGTATTGCCTCTGGTATCGAAAGCGGAATCTGAAGCGGCAATGTATTTCCCTACTTCTTGCGCGTGAGCGCCCATACTTCCTGCCAGTTCATCGGCACCTACCAATCTGACGGCTCCGGCTGTCCCGCCTACTGCGGTTTTGTATATGCCCGCTCCACCCTCTTTGACGCCCGTTATCACGGCATCACCGAATTTGATGATCTCATTGCGATCCCTCATCGTGGCCGCGTAGGAATCAACGATCTTCACTTCATCGGTAACTCCGGCTTTTTTCATTGCCGACTCATGCGTCTTGAAACTTCCGTCCGATTTCCTTAAATCCTCGGCGATCTTCGCTACTACATTCACTCTCACTGCTTCCATTCGAGCAATGGCTTCGGCCGCATCGGCTTCGCTTCCAGCTTTCGCTTTGATGTCTGCCTCGATCCGGTCCCGCTGGCCAAAGATTCGAGCTGGGTTAAAAACAACCTCTCCGGTGGAAAGTCCCCGCACGTTGTCGGTATCTTGTGCCGTCCAGTAATTTTCTAGCGCTGCATCTTTGACGATACGCTCCCGGTCTTTCGGATCCGTAATGCCAGCTTCGGCAAACTTCTCGTCCTGGCGCTCAAGCATTTTGAGAAGCATCACGTTATCCAGCCTGGTTTCGCTCCATGTTGAATTAGGATTTTCTTTGAGCGCTTTATCATAGTTGGCGATTCTAGCCTGCAAGTCAGCCCTGACGTTTTCACGCCCACCAAGCCTTGCTGTCATTCCGTTCAACTGTTCCTCAAGATATTGAACGGAAGCCTTTTTCTTCATGCGCTCTCCCTCACTAGGAACATCCAAAGTGTTCAGATCGGAGACGGCTTTGCCTAATACTGTTACGGTATCTTTGGTGGCCTCAAGTCCTCCCCTTTCTACTCCCGTCAGTCGATCCAGGTTTTTGATGTTGATACTCTCGCGGATCTGCGCTTCACGTTGGCGTCGCTCTCCCTCCAGGCTTTGCTGGGCCTGTCCACGAACCGCTTCAACTTCCTGGTCCGGTGCTGCTTTCTGCTCTGCGAAGGCCTCGCGGGTTTGCTTGAGCTCTTTGAGCTTGGCCTGGGTTTCCGTCAACTCCGTGCCTCGAACACCCTGCTGCATTTTCTGCATGAGTGCGGTTTCCTCCTGGGCCGCTGAGTTGTCGGCCGTTTCGAGTGCTTTCGCCCGGCCTTGCGCGTTGCTGGCCGCTTCGTTGCCTTGGTCGGCAATGTCCTTTTGCTGTTGCGCGTAGGTCTGCTGCCAGTAGCCAGGGCCTCCAATCTTGAGCTCATTGGCTTTGACCTTCAGGCCGTAAAGGTGCTGATCCTCTTCATCGAGCTGTTTTTCGCGTCCAAGGACGGCATCGAGCTCTTTCTTGCGCTGGGCTGAAGTCTCTTTCATTCCATACTCGGCTTCAAACATTTCGCGCTCCTTTTTATCAAGGCGCTTGAAGTTTGGATCTTGGCGAGTAAGTGAGATCCTGGAAATTTCGTTTTGAGTAGAATCAAGCTCGCGCTCAAATCCCAGCTTCACCGGGTCGTTTTTTTCTGCGAGGCGCTGGGACTCTCTCACGGCCGCATCAGATCGACTGAGAGCTTGTCGCTCGGAAGCGATCGCTTGAGCGTTGCTCTTCTGGAAGGCCACGTTATCGACGAACATTCTCCACACTGGAGGTGCGGTCTTTGCTGCGAATCCGCTTTGCGGGCTTACGTTGTCAGTCACCGCTGTTTCACCCATACCACGTCGCATAGCGCTACTTGGCTTTTGGGCAAACATCGACGGATTCTCTTCTTGTTCTTCATCGAGAAAGTCTTCCATTTAGTGTGTTTTCTTGGGTGTTTTTTAGCGTTTGAATTTCTTCGGCGCGCGTTTTTCCATCATTTTGTCGTAACGATTTGCGGAATTCACATCCTCTCCAGTCCTCCATCTTTTTGCGTTATCGCTTTGAATCCCTGGATTGTCTTCGTAAAATCTAGTCAGCGCTTTTTTCTCAGATCGTGATTCCTGTGGCGCTTCGGCTCCTTTGCCAATGTTACGCATCCAGTCATAGGAAGCTGGTGCAGCAACTTGTTTCATCCCTGCATCTTTCAATGCTTTGTCTCCGGCGTCCCATGCCGCTTTGTTAGCGCGTCCTTGTGCTTGGCGCTGCTCGTATTCTTTTTGAGCGTTAGCCTTGGCTTGCGCTACTCCGGCGTCACGCGCTTCTAGGCTTCCAGGACGTGGTGCGGCTTTAGCTGCGGCCGCATCAGCTTTAGCTTTTGCCTGATTCTTTGCATAGGCTTCTGCGGCAGGCCTCGATTGTTCTTGTCTTAACTCTGATTCTTTCGCTCGCGTTTGCATGGATCCAGTTGCTCCGGATGGAAGCTTGTCGCCGGGTTGATAGCCAAAAGGCAATCCAGTAGCAGGGTTGATCCTCTGTTTATTTCCGGCGCTATCCTCTATGGTTTCATATTGTCGTCTTTTGACTTCGATATTATTGCCGTTCTTGTCTTTTCCTTTTATGGTAACATCTGGCAATACTTTGCTTACGTTCCCCCCGGTTGGAGCGTTGCTCATTGCGGTCTTGTTTTGCTCAATTTCCGCGCTGTTGGGTTTTACATTGGCTGCCATTGCTCCTGCTCCTGCGGATGGTGCTGGTGCTGCGCCTGGTGACTTGACTCCTTTTATCCGTTCACGAGCTGAATCATTGTTGGCCCAATTTTTATCTCCTGCTTTCAATGCGTCCATCTTAGCCTTGTCTAGTGGAGATTTAGGATCAAAATTGGAAGCGGTGCCTTTTCTAAACTCCTTTGTATAATCAACTTGAGGCGCTGATTTAGGCGCGGCAGAAGTTGGGGGTGCTGGGGGCGCTTCTTTTGTGCTACGCGGCTCACTGTATGCCTGCGCTTGCAATCTGCTTTCAGGTGTTGCCACCTTTCCGTCAGAAATAAGTTGAGATCGGTTAGGTTCCACCGACGATACAGGGATTGCTCGCGGAATAGTTGAATCCGCCGGAGCTGGGGCAACAGGCTTAATGTTCGCAGCCATTGAAGAATTAGCCACTGGAACTGGAGCTGCGGGCGCTGCGGGTTTTTTTTTCACGTCATAACTTCCTGTGGACGTTTGACCCATTTGTAAATAGTTGGCTGGCATGATCGTGGGTAATGGTTGTGGTTGTTTTAAAATTGGGTCAATAGCCGTATCCGGCTCCTTTGGTTGGTTTGTCCATCGGCTTCTTCCATTGGGTGGATTGTGTTCCAGTGGAATTCATTGAAGTGTTTTCTTTAGTGCGGTTAGTGATTCGCGTTCCTGATTCTGGATTGACAACAAAATCTTCATCAGCACCAGGCAAATTGTTTACGTTGTTTGCGGCCTGCGCAGCTTGATCCATTTGATTAAATGCGGCCATGCGTTCAGAGTCGGCCGGGCGGTTTTGAACACGACTGGCATATTTGTCGCGGATTTCTTTGGGTGCTTTTTCCCATAGTTGTTTGCCGTATTCAATGGCCTCGTCTTCGGTCATGCCTTTGATGGCTCCACTTTTGTATGTTCCTGCTTTGTTATCCCGGACATTTGCTTGTAACCCGCCACCTGTCGAAAGAAGGCTTGATAAGGCTTCGCCGAATCCGGCGGCTTGTTCAACCGCTTGCACTGGTTGTTGCCTTTGTGACATAGGTTGCGTTTGTGCTGAATTGCCCATTCCGGCCCCAGCAGTAGGTTTATCCATTGGTTTTTTAAAACCAGGCTTAACATCGGCTTGATACTGCTGCTCGTCCATAGCAGGGAATGTCAACAAAACTTAACCATTTGTCAATCTATCAAGCGGAAAACGTAGATTTTTTGGGCACTGGTCGGTTGTAGTATTGGCTTTGGCTACGAAGATCCGGCGGTGTCCATTCCTCCCGCGCATTTTCGAACCAGGGAGTTGCCTGGTCGATAAGCTGGAATCCAATGGCAATCGCCAATACGTCGTCGTCGTGCTTGCCTTGCGAAGCTTCGGCTTTCCCGTTGGCTTTGGTCACGAAATGGCGCATCTGCTCGATCGCCCAAGGGCACCGGATGTGCAGGCCTTCGCCAAATTCTCCCCGGCCTGTCTCGCGCACACCTCGGGCAAGGTTTTCAATAATCATTCCCCTGGTCCGAACGTCTGTCATCCAGCCATAAGCCTTCGTGATCACGTTCTCACGGTTGTTGAAGAGCTCGCGTTGGTAGATGTCCACGTCTCCCTTGAGTTTGAGAAGTTCCACCATTCCCTTGTCCATGTTCATCTCCGGGATGATCTTGGCTTGGTAGTAGCGAGCCATGCGCCAAACCTCTTCGGTAAGGACGTCGATGTCCCACCAACATCCGAACCGGATCCCGTCTTTTACAAGGATGTTGCGCATAACAACGGCTGGAGGCACCCAGCGGCCGCTTTCGACGTAGCCTTGCCGGAATACGAACACTCCATGACTGTCGGGATCAATTCCTCCGGTTTGACTGGCTCCTGTCATTGGGTCGATTGCAACCAGGTAGCGACATCCTGGGCGCGGCTGCTCCCATCGGACGACGCGGGCGGTTTGCTCGCTGGTTGGCGTCCAGGAAACACGGTCGGCACGTTGGTTGTATTCAAGTGCACCGAACTGGCGAGGAATACGCTTTGACATCTCTGCCTGGTGATCGAGCCCGGCCTGATCGAATCGGCATTGGCCAGATTTGAGGAAGGCGCTTTCCGGATCGAAGGGATAATCCTGGCAAAACCGATCGAAGTCACCGTTACACTCGTCTCGGATCGCCCATCGCATCCATGCGACCTGATAAAGATCCAGGCTCCACTTCTCGGAGAGCTTCTGCTCCTGTGGGGTGAGATCGCCGAAAGAGTAAATTCCTTCACTCTCTGGAGGTAGGCGAGAATCATCGAACTCGAACCAGGCCGCGAACACTTTGACATAGCCGTTCTTGCCAGCAAGGAACTCTTCGAGCGTGATCGCCTTGTCGAATCGAACGTAAAAGAATCCACTGGCACCTTTGGCTGTGCTCTCTTCGATGATCAGTGTGTCGGGCTCATTTGGTACGCACTTGAGAAGGCCGTTCAACACCTGGTCGGCGTTGGCGACTCCCTCTTCTGCCAGGTAAGCAACCTCGGTGATGATCAACACCTGGAAGGTGCCGGATCGGCCTGCGTTCTGGTTGGCCAGCGTGATCCGCTCCATCGATGATCCATTGGAAAAGCGCGCCTCGGAGTCCATTACTTTGCATGATCGTGGGTCGAGCTCGTCAGTCTCGGCGTAAGTGGACAAGATCTTGAATAAGTTCTTCCCCTGGAAATGCGCACCTCCCGCAATGAGCCCGCTGGCTGGCTTGGCTTGCAATCGGCGATACCCGGCGGCAACCGAGAAGGTGGAAGATCCTTTTTGCCGGGGCTTGAGACATACCAGGCGGCAAGGTCGGCCGGATTCATGCGCGGCTTTGATCACTTGATTGATCCGGATCTGATACACGTTAGCCTGTGGCCTTACGAGCTCACCGCTCTTCTTTCGAATCTTGCCGAATGACTCCATCCAGGCCGCTGTGTCCCAGCGAATTGTCTCCCGGATAGTGGCTTGATCGATCATAAAGAAAATGTGCGCCTTATTGGTTATCCCCGCAGGCGCGGAAGGGTATGAATTGCCGGGTTTGCGTGTCCTTTGGCTTACCCGGCCGCCAACCAACTAGACTAACGTGGACATGAGTGTTTGAAGTGAATGGTTTTTCATGTTGCCGAAACATCAAGCACATCCATTAAGGCCTGTCAATCTTCAACATTTTGAGAAGATGAAGTTTCTTCGTTCACTCGATACATCCAATCGTTGCTGTCTTCGGTTGCCCATTTGTCGTGCGCTTCACAATTCCACTCGTCAGTGTTCACTTTGTAGTCCGGTCGATCCGGGAAAGGCTTGGTGACGTGGCTGGGCTCATGCCAGCGGAGGCGGTTGTTGGGTTGTAAAGCAAACTCCCCATTGTCAAGCTGGATGAAATGAGCGCTCTTGTGCTCGGATGGATCAACGGCAAGGGTAAAATCAATCCCGTGTGTCATGTCAGACCCCCATTGCATTGTCCAAAGGTATCGGCCGCGAGCCCATTTACCCGTCTTCATGCGAACCTCAACAATTAGGCCAGCAAGATACTGAAGCTCGACCAGGTTGAAATTAGAGCTGAAACAATTCCAAAGCTGAAGATGATGGAATGGGTGTTCATGCTCGTGCTTTTGTGAATGAAGTGCGTGGATCGGCAGCTTGTCCCGCAATGCACCATTCTCCAGCAATACCTGGAAAAGCGCAGCGTTGCCGGGGATGGATCTTACCGAGATCATAACTCCAAGCTCATATTCACCGTGCCCGGCGGTGTGGTCGGTCATAAACTCTCGACGAACAAGAACTTTGATGGGCGGGGTAGATGCTTCGTGTAATGGCATGAAATTGGTGTCGGTTAATCTTCAAACTCCAGGGTTGGGCTCTTCTTTGCTACGGCTTTAGCTTTCTTTGCTACTGTGGGTGCTTTTGTTTCCGCCGGGATCACAACTTCCACCGTGGAGGTTGGTGGAACGGCCTCAGTGGTTGAGTGCTTCTCTGCCTGCTCCAGGATCGATCGGAAGGCTGCGCGGAGTGCTGGTGATCCTTTCAGGCGCTCTGCCAGGTCGTGAGCGGCATCCGCGTTCATGTTGATGTTCAAGATCTCCTGGCGCTCCACCGGGCGGCCAATCATGTATGCCAGGATCAACGTGGCCGCGCTCAGCCTGGTCCGGTTGTCCGGGATCTTGTGCCCTCCATTCGTGATGTTCTCGGCTTTGCTTAGTTCA